CCGCAAGCCTGCGGATGTCAAATATTTCAGCGGTTTTTTCTTGTTGTCCGCTGTTGGGTTGTGCCTGCTTATTGCCTGTGATTTCTTTGCCTTCGGTCAACGCCTTCTTGGCAGGTACGCCACCATCCATTACGGCTGGTAAGTACTTGTCGAAAGCGGAATGTAGTTTGTCAGTTTGTACTGACTCTAGTAGTTCGTTCATTACAGAACGCTTGTCACCAGATAATGGGCCTAGCAATTCGCTCATAACTTCTTTGCGGCGGGCTTGATCTTTAGCAATGCGTAATTCTGCATCTCTACTTTCTACTAGTTTTTGTGCGTCTGCAACAATCTTTGCTGCTTCTTCTAACTCAGCTTGCTTGGTAGCAACTTGTTTTAGAAGTTTTGCTGTCTCTGATTTCTCATTGAGATGGCTTGTAGCGTATTCACTTGCGAAGCTTTCAAAAATTCTGCGACCAAAGTCGTTACGACGAGCAGCTTCGATGTCTTCTTTCAACTGAGTCATTTCTGAACGTAGTCCTTTTGTGACTGTGTTCTCAACAACTTTTGCTGAACGAGTGATAAACTCTTTCTTGATAGATTCAAACTTAGCTTTGCTATCACGTACTAGACGTACTTTAGTTTCAGCTAGGTCTTTCTTATCGCTGTGGAATTCTGCGATTTCTTTCGCTAGTGCATCCACAATAAAAGATTCTAATTTTGCAACATTCTCTGCTACGGTCTTGCGATCTTCGTGTAGTTCAGCTAGTTCTTTACGTAGGTTAGATAAAACAAATGATTCCATAACTTTGGAATCCTCTGTCATCTTAGCTGTGTAACGAGCTTTTGCTTCAATAAGTCCTTGACGGTCTTCTGCAAGCTCGCCTAGTTCTGATTGTAGTCTGTCTGTTAGCATGGCTTCAACAGCCTCTACCATTGCAGACTTATCGTGTTCGTACTTTTGTGCGAATTCTTCACGAAGTTGTGCTGTAACTTGATCACGGTTTTCTTGAATTCTGCCTTCCCAAGCGTTTTCAATTTCCGATTTGATTTCTTCGGAAATCACATTGTTCTCAAACAGTTGTTTTACGATATCTAGCATGTGATTCTCCTACTGTTAGTTGAGCCTTGAAATGATTCGTTTCAAGCTCTCTGCTATATATTTTTGTGCCTGTGGGTCGCCTTTAACTTCTTGTGCTATTCTAAATGCCTGATAACCACCTGTGTTATTCATCAAGTGTTCATATACTGGTGTTGGGTATGCTCCCGGGGCGGAAGGTTGTGCAACAATGTCAACAGTAATAATTTCAAACCCTTGAACATTACCATTGTTATCTACTTCGCCTGAGCCTCTACTCGATACTCCCAACTTAACTCCCGACTCCAACATAGTCTGAACTAACTGACCCATTGGAGTTGGGATGATTTTAAGTTTTCCGTAGCCGTTAGGACCATCCATCCACATCTTGGTAATCATATGACTAACACGATCTAGATTGATTTTTAAATCCTGTGGGTGATCTAACTCTCCGCAAACGGAGTATCCGCCAGAGATCTGCTCGTTGAGCGTCTTGACAGCCCTGCCAATCTCAAAGGAAGAATAAACTCGCTGGTTCTGATTACGGATATCTCCTTGAATGCAGATACCAATCAGATGTAGCGATTTTTTATCGCCCTCACCTTCGCTCTCCAAGACAATCTTAGCCTGGTCAAAACTCAATTGTTCACTGAGGGTAGTTTTCACCATATTGTCCTATTATCTACGGCCACGGAAAAGGCTTTGCTTGTTTTCAGCGGATTCTTTCGAACCTGCTTTTTCAGCACCGTGTCCTGGCTCTTTCTTAGAGAAAGCATTTCCTGCTTTACCGCCAGGCACATTAATATTACCTGTATTCATATCTTTTGGAGTACCTTTTAGCAAACCGTTACCTTTTAGTTGGCCTTTGTTTGCTTCAACGCCTGCTTCTGTAGTGCTCTTAGCAATATTAGCAGTTGTACCACCCATGTCATTCTTGCCTGCTACGATGCTCTTTGTGTTAGCACCGTCGTCGCCCATCTTTGCTGGAGCAACTTTTTCTACGTATTCACGTACAGTTTCAAGATCGAAATCTTCTTCTTTAGCAAATGGGTTTCCACCTTCTTCGTCATCGCCTTCATCGCCCATGTCGCTGTCGCCATTCATCATGTCGAACTTAGCCTGTAACTCGTCAACGATTGCGTCTAAATCTTGGAATAACTCTTCTGGGTCTTTGTCTCCCATTTCGTCATCGCCTTCATCGCCCATGTCTGCATCTAGCTCGCCTGCTAGATCGTCAGTTGGGTCACCGCCCATTTCGTCGTCACCTTCGTAGGCAACTTCTTCAAAGTTTTCTTCAACTTTGTCGTCTTCTGCTTCAGATTTTTTATCTTCTTCTTCATCTGCTGCTTCATCTAGTTCATCATCTGCTGCTTCATCTAGTTCGGCATCGATTAGGCTTTCATAAATTTCACGTGATTTAGCTACCACATACTCGTGGAATAGTTCTTCTGCTTTTTGTTGGTCTTCGTTAACCAGATGCTCAAGCATCTGCTCAAGAATATTCTTGTCTGCCATGTTTTTCTCCTTATTGGTGACTAGGCTGTCGTTTTATTTACTGCTATGATTAAAAAATGGTGTTAAATGGTAGTTTTTTGATGATTTTGATCGGAATATATAGTGTTCTGAAATCTTTGCTCAAACTCATTAAAACTTATATGTCTTAGATTTAACAACTGAGGTCCTAGTTTATCTGGAACATATGCACCATCTTCTACTACTCTATAGAACTGAGTATTTTTAAATTCTTTGATAACCTTCTCAGTTTGGCTAAGCCAGTTACCGTGAAAGGTTGCAGCATCTGTGCTTTTCTTATAGTTAAATGTATCTGCATAAACGTTGTTAAACTTTCCGTCTACACCTTGATAATCAAACCCAAGAATAAAAATGTGTTTGTGTCCCTGTTGAGCAGCCATCCATAATGCCGTTGGACCGCTACTCCATCCCTTGTGAGGATTAAAAAAGTTAATACCGTCTTTAGATCTAATGCCTTTATTTGGATTAGTCCATACTTGATGATTTCTATTGTATCCAGACGAGATGATTTCGTTAACCATCTTAACGTCAACTGCTATAAGGAAGTGAGGTTCATACTCACGATATTGGGCATTGCACCCGAATACTGTGCCCTTGTCTAACAGTGTTTCTGGATTTATTCTAAGTCTGCTGCGTCCGTTACCAAGAACGAATGCAGTGTTATTGTGGTTGTTCTGCGGCGGCTTCAACGGCGTTTCCATACATTTGTCTAATAAAGCCTTGCTCTGATTCCTTTTCGTAATCATGAGCTTCGCTTTGCATACGAAGTTGATTTATTTGTCTCAACGTTAATCTAACTTTTCTAGTATCTGACTTTTCTAAAACAGATTTATCTCTGCTAGAATCGTATCTACGATCCTGAGCAAAGTCGTTAGTATTATTGTTAAATGAAAAGAATTCGTTTAGGAGCATCTGTTATTTATCTTATGCTGCCGGTTGTTCGGGCGCGGCTGTTTCTGCTGCGGCAGCTTCACCTTCGGCTGCTGCTGCCATTTCTGGTGATGCTTCTGCTGTTTGATCGCTCATATCTGCAGATATAGCACCTGGTGTTACTCCTACAGAACGTAGATCGCCTGCGTTATTTGCTTCATACTTTAGAGTATCACCGTTCTCTTCTCTCCACAAACGCTCGTTTTCTGTAATCTCTTCTTGTGTTAAACCCAAGAAACGCTTCAGTGCAAAACGTTTGCTAATATGTTTAACTTCCTGCAAGGATGTAAAGCTGGTTATGCGAGCATTGTCTAGTTCACTCTGACGATAAGCAGCAAAGTTCTGTGGAGTATTAAACTTTAGTTCGAACAAACTGTTATCAATATTAATACCAGAGTTGTTCAACCATAACTTAAACTCTTGATCAAAAGTTTCAACAATCATAGACTGCAAACGTTTGCAGTATTCGTTAAATCTCAGTTCTTGAATATATGCAGTTCCTACCTTACCATCAGCAACTGTGTTAGCTGCTTCTTCAATACCTGTTGGCAGGTATGCAGCAGGAATACGTAGAGCACGGAACAGCTTGTTTGTAAAGAATCGTAGGTCAGTAATCTCGCCTAGATTAGTACCTCCGGGCAATGTCTCAACTTTTGAACCACGACCTTCTGCTGTCTGTGGGAAGAAGTAATCTTCGTTTGTGCTTAATGGATTGTAACTTGCATCAATAACACTTGTTCCACCGCCAGTGCTACTTGGTATACGACGTTGTTGAATTTCGTTTTTAACACGTTCAACAAAACTCATAGCCATGTGTGCAGGCATGTTACCCACATCAACATAGAAGATTCTACGCTCTGGCGCACGTTGAATACGATAGATAATGATCGCATCTTCAAGCAGTTCTTTTTGTTTGTAGACTTTGAACACGCTTTCTAGAATACTGTTACCGAAAGGATAGTTGTTGTCTAACCCTTCGCTAAGACTAATGTGTACAACATTTTTGGCGTCAACAGTTATTTCATTTGTTTGATTTTGAAAACGTGTACCGGGCGGTTGTGCAGTATTACCAACCATACCGCGACCCATACTGCCGCCACTGGTGTAAGAACTAGTACCGCTTGGCGCTGTATTAGAAGTGCCGTGTGGAGTTACAGCGATTAGATCTTTGAAGTTAAAGTTGATATCTCTGATTACATACTGTTCAGGAATTTTACCTTCGCTTTCGTTTACAATGATCTTGCTTACTTTTGCAGAATCAACATAGAGCCATTTTTGTGTTTGCGGATCTCTAATAAAGAAGCAGTCTCCATACTTAAATGCATTTCTAACAATACGGAATATTCGTGTTTCAAACTGTTGTTGCTTTGCCCATTTTTGTAGACTGTCCTTTAACAACTTAACTTCAGTTCCGGTAGGCTGTCCTCTGAAGAACATATTAAATGGTGTAGAGTTCTCTTTGTCTTTCTGTGTGCAAAACTCAGCTAAAATGTCCAAAGCGGCGTTAACTTCACTGTCCATGTCCATAGTATCATATTGGATGTAACGCTCTACTCTATTAGGAGCTCCTGCATAAACATCAGGCAAGAATGAACTATAGTTGGATCGCGCTGGTCCAGGACGTCCTCCACCGTTTCCAAGAGTACTCATAGACCCTGCTTGGTTTCCTACGTTTACTGGTGTAAAATACTTTTTCCAACTCATATGTTATCCTGATTAGACCCCTGCGTAAAGGTCGCCGCTCATGCCTTGCTGCACGGTTAACTGTCTTTCATTTACATCAACAGACAGTTTATTAATTTTGATAAGCTGCTCCATCTTACTATTTAAGCTAGCAAGCAGGGTTTCGGCACTTTCCTGAGTGGCAGGTTCTTTCTGTTTTTCTTTATCAACGGATTTCTTTTCAGCTTCCTCTTTGATTTTTTTCTGTTCAGCTTCAGCTTGTTTCTGTTTAGTATCCTCGTCTGCTTTCTTTTCCATCTCTTTTCTAGGAGCTTCAGCAGTAGTAGCCGATTGTGCTTTTTCTTTTGGTTTAGCAGCTTCTGCTTTTGCCACAGGTTGTCCAGTTTCTTTTTCTCTAGACGGGTCAGAAGTCTTAGCAGCTTTTTCTTTTTCTTTTGTGATTTTTTCGATTTCTTTGCCGCGCTGCTGTGTTAACTCTTGTTTCAATAGAGTTTCAGGATCAGAATAATCTTTCTTTACTTCTGTATCTCCAGCTTCGCTAGCCTTAGCTCTTGCAGCTTTTTCGTCGTGAAGTTTCTTATCTCTTTCGTCACTTTTCTTAGCAAGTCCTGCATCACGCTTTTCACGTTCTTTTGCTTTTTTAGCATCCTCTTCGGCATTCTTTTTGCGATTCTCTTCCATCCTAGTAGACATTTCTTTTTCTAGTTTGGCTTTTTCTTCTGTAGCAGATTCTTGTTCCTTTGCAATATCCTTTAGATCTTCGTCAAAGTCACCTCTCATGCCGGGGATCTTATTCAATAAGGTAAAAAATCCTTCTTTGATTTTTAAGAATACTGATTTAAATG